GTGAGGGACACGCCGTTGTAAAACTTGATGACGGTTTTATAATGGGTTGTCATAAAACACACGAAGAAGCTGAAAAACAGCTACAAGCAATATTGATTAATGAAGCTAAACAAAAAGAAGAAGAAAATAGTTTAGATCAAGATACAGAATTACGACAAGTAGATAGAAAACCACCTAAATTTATGCAAGAGAACGCACAACGTGGTTTAGATAATCTTAACAAGGCAGGGGACGGACTTACAGATAAAACAAAACGTGAAGCTAGACAAATGGCTAATGGCGAACAATTAAGCATAGATAAAATAATTCGTACCAGTGCGTGGATAAAAAGGCATTTATCAGACCTAGATCGTGAAAAATCAAATCCTAATGATCCAGACACTTGGAGAGCTTCGGACGTGGCATTTTTGTTGTGGGGTTCTAATCCTTGGACTAATCCTACACAAGCCGGGGATTGGGCAGATAAAAAAGTTGCACAGCTAATTAGTGAGGGTGCATTAGAACCTAGAGCAAAAAAAGAAACAAGTATCAAAGCTAAGAAAGAGAAAAAAAAGAGGTACAAGCTAATGGATAAAATAGATAAGGCAGTTGCTATATCACAAACAATAGATATGCAAAAACGCAACACTATTCTTAAAGAAATGGATAGACAAACCGAAAATAGAAGTTTTACATTTTCAGCAGTAGAACAA